AGGAATAACCTAAATGGCAGTATTTCTAAATAATGGTGTGCAGGTTACTGTCGATCCGGGAACGGGTTCAGTAAACCTCTCAGACCACGTTACACAAATAACAATTAACCAGACATTCGATGAACTCGAAGTCACAGCAATGGGCGATTCAGCTCACAAGTTTATCAAAGGACTTGAGGCGTCTTCAGTAACACTAGACATTCTCAACGATTTCACATCAGCTGTAAACGTAACCAAGACCTTGCAGTCATGCTATGGCAAGGCAGTCGTATGGACATTTAAGCAGACTTCAGCGGCTACATCAGCCACTAACCCGCTTTATACAGTTACACTTCTTGTAAACAACTTGACAGCAATTAACGGTGCAACAGGCGACGTATCTATGCAGAGCCTTACTTTTAATGCTACAAGCACAGTTCTAGTAACAGAATCCTAATAACTAAGTAAGGGGCTAAAGATGGCAAAGCTAAGGGTTACGACCACAGACGGACTGGTGAACGATTACGAAATCACACCAACTATTGAGTGGGCGTTTGAGCAATATGCCAAGATGGGCTTTCATAAGGCTCTCTTGACAGAACAGAAGCAATCGGACATTTACTGGATTGCTTGGGAAGCAATGCGCCGTGCTGGTGCGTCTCCTAAGCCTTTTGGTGAAGGTTTCCTTGATAGCTTGAAGTTGGTCGAGGTCTTAGAATCTGACCCTTTGGAGTAGTGGATCGGAACTCTGTAACTTACCTAGCAACTCGTATGAGCCTAGAATACGGAGTTCCGTTCCAATCCATAATTCAATTATCACCGATGGAATTTCAGTATCACGTCCAAGTATTAAAGGACTTAGCGAAAGCGAGGGAAGATGCCAGTAAAGCTGCAAGGCGCGGTCGCCCTTAGAAAAGCTCTTGCTATAGTTGAACCTACTCTTGCCAAGGAAACTAGCAAAGAGATTGCTTCGTTCCTTAAGCCTGTCGTAAAGCAAGCTCGAGGTTACATGCCTAATAATGACCAGATTATAAGTGGGTGGCTTGTAGGCAACCAAAGAGGCAAGTGGGAACGTGCTGCTTACGATGCTGGTATTGCCCGTAAAGGTGTTACCTATAAATCGACTCCTAGTCGCGTCAATCGCCAAGGCTTTTCAGCTCTTGCTTCTATCTTTAATAAGTCTGCCGCTGGTGCTATTTACGAAACAGCAGGTCGCAAGTCTGGTATTTCAGGGCAATTCACACCCCGCCTTGGTGGAGAAATCAAGGGCGATAAACAGAAGATGCAAGGTCGCGCCATATTCAGAGCGTTTGAGGAAGATCGTGGCAAAGCTCAAGATGGCGTAGTCAAGGCAATCTTTAAGGCTAAAGATAAGTTTGATTCTATGAAGGATAAGGTCTGATGGCAGATTTAAGAATTGACTTAGCAGCCGAATTCAAGGGCAAGAAGGCTTTCAAGGAAGCCGACCAAGCGGTTGGTGGGCTAGATAAATCCGTTGGCAAACTTGGTAAACAGATTGCCTCAGTCTTTGCAGTACAAAAGATTCTTGCTTTTGGCAAGGCTTCAGTCAAGGCTTTTGCTGAAGACCAAGCCTCAGCTGCTCGTCTTACTAAGACTGTAAATAACCTAGGGCTTGCTTTTGCCAACCCAGCAATTACCCAATTTATTCAGAAACTATCTATGCAATCTGGCATAGTTGATGAGACATTACGTCCAGCGTTCCAAGGGCTTCTTACAACTACTGGTGACGTCACCAAATCAATGGACTTGCTTACTAAAGCAGTAGATATATCTCGAGGCTCTGGTGTTGATCTAGCGACCGTTACTCAAGATTTATCTAATGGTTACGTCGGCATTACTCGAGGGCTAAAGAAATACAACCTTGGATTGTCTCAAGCACAGTTGAAATCTAAATCTTTTCAAGAAATCATGGTATTGCTTAATAAACAATTCAATGGGTCTTCTGCTGCTTACCTTGAAACTTATGCTGGAAAGATGGCAATTCTTAACACAGCGGCTGATAATGCTAAAGAAACTATCGGCAAAGGTTTAGTAGATGCTTTGGTTATTCTTGGTGGTAAAGACGGCAATGTTCAAGACGTAGCCGATGCAATGCAGAATCTTGCAACTTACACATCAGATGCAGTAGTTGGCACAGCCGAACTGATTAAACAATTAGGACAAATTCCAGGACTTTCTGGAATTGGAGAATTTCTTAAAGGTGCTTTTCTTGCCTTGCCGCCTTTACAAGCAATATCAGCTTTGGCTAATAAAGGTAAAACATCTAGAGCAGTAGGCTATGGAGATTATTCTGGAAGCACAGTTGATTACCAACGCCAGCAAGATGAGAAAGCAGCAGCGCGAGCCAAGGCTATAGCAGACAAGAAAGCTCGTAATCTTGCTACTCAGACATTAAAAAATCAAAAGACCCTTACTGCCGAACAAAAGAAACAAGCTGCTTTGAAGAAGGCTGGTACAGTCTTTGACCTTGAGCAGATTGGTATTGTAGCCGCGCTTAAAGGTCAGTTAACAGAAGATGAAAAAATACGCTTACAAGCTCAATTAGCCATTCTCAATGATAATGACGTATTGGCTGCATCTTTAACAAAGCAGATTCTTTTGGCTCAAGATTCAACAGGCAATTTATACAAGTTCTTCTTGGCTATCGGTGACGCTAAAATTAAGAATCCTTTTGCATTCCTTGATGACTGGATTAAGGCATTCCAAGATAAACTTAACAATCTCAAGTTTCCAGATTTTAGTGGAACCCTTGGCGGTGGGACTGGAGGCTCTAGTTCTGGTAAGAAAAAAGCTGTAGTTGATCCAACAACAAACCCATTTAATTTCCCTATAGGAGTCAATGGCGGGATTGGTATTACCTCAATTCAGCCTACAGTTTCTGCTAATCTTGCTATTCAAGATACTTTTAATGCAGTAATGATTGATGCTTTAGCAGCAGGAAATAATTACACACAGTCTGCAATTCAAGCATTGTCTTCTGCGCGTTATGAAGCCTTGGCTCAGTCTTATGGTTTAGGCGGCACTACTAACGGGCTTATGCAGATTGAACTCAAAATTACTGGTGATGGAGACCTAACCAACGCCATTGCTTCAAGCCTTCAGCAGCAAAGCCTATCTACTGGAAATCCTGCTTATGTAAATCGCCGTACAGGTGGCTTTGAGTAATGGCATTACCAGCACAGATAGCGGTTACATTTGACTTTAGCTCTGGGGCTACTTTCGGACCTGGTTTTGTTATAGGTTCGGCTAATAATGGAATCATTGGAGTATCTGTCCTAGGTTCTTCAGAAGTACCTGTCCCAACAGTTGATCTAACTTCTAGTGTTTATAGCATTTCAATTAGACGTGGGCGAAACGTACTCAAAGACCAATATGAAGCAGGAACAGCCATTGTGCGCGTTCTTGACCCTTTAGGTTATTTCAACCCACAAAATACAAGTTCTCCTTATTATGGCTATTTGACGCCTTTGCGTAAATTGCGCGTAGCAGCTACTACAGCCACAACACAGAAATTTCTTTTTTCTGGGTATGTCAATGATTATCGTTACTACTTTCCACAAGGTCAGGAAACGGCTTATGTAGATATTCTTTGCACAGATGGTTTTAGACTCTTGCAGATGTCAAACATTACGACAGTTGCGACCACCCCAGCTGGACAAAGCACGGGCACTCGCATCAATAAAATCCTTGATGACGTTCAATTTCCTAATTCTTTAAGATCCATCTCTACGGGCGATGCCACATGTATTGCCGATCCCGGAACTAATAGAACTACCTTGGAAGCCATCAGGAATGTAGAATTTTCAGAAGGCATGGGTGCTTTTTACATTACCCCTGATGGCACGGCTATATTCAAGTCACGCACACAAGTAACTAGCACCTTGGCTAATACGGCTATTGTCTTTAATCAAACGGGCGGGATTCCTTATAGAAACCTTAAATATGCCTTTGATGACAAGCTCATTATTAACGATGCAACTTTTACCCGTTCTGGTGGCACAGCTCAAAACGTATATTCTCAGAGTTCTATTGACAAGTATTTCCCACATTCTAGAACACAGGACAGCCTTGTAGCTGAGACTGACGCTCAGGTTCTAGGGGCAGCTCAAAACTATGTTAATACGCGCAAAGAGACAAGCATCAGAATCGATGAAATGACTGTTGATCTTCTTGACCCTTCAGTTCCAACAGATACAATGATTGGGTTGGACTATTTTGACAATCTGAGTATTACAAATACCACAGATCAAGGCAGCACAATCCAAAAAACACTTCAAGCACAGGGCTTTGCTTGGGACATAGCACCTAACAAAATGAGCGTAACAATCACCACGCTCGAGCCAATAGTGGACGGATTCATTATTGGAAGCAGCACATACGGTATAATCGGCACATCTACTTTGAGTTATTAAGGGACTAAATCCATGGCAGCAGGCTTTCCAGTAAAGGCTAACTACGCAACAGGCGACATATTAACCGCTACCAACCTCAATGACCTTGCGGGAACTGTGAACCTCACAGCGAATGCAACACCTACAACGGCTACTCAGATGGCTGGCAAGAATGCAATCATTAACGGCGCATTTAACGTATGGCAGCGTGGAACATCATTTACTCCAGCATCAGGTTCTTACGTTTATACTGCTGATCGCTTTGGTGTTAGCCGCGATGGAACGGGCGCAACAGTCACAGTAAGCCAACAGGCATTTACAGCAGGAACAGCACCAGTCACAGGTTACGAAGGGCAATACTTTTTCCGTTATGCCCAGACAGTTGCCGGAACAGGTGGAACTTATTTAACAGTTTGTTCACAAAAAGTAGAAAACGTAAGAACTTGGGCGAATCAAGCGGTAACTTATTCATTCTGGGCTAAAGCTGATACAACAAGAACAGTCACAGTTGGATACGGGCAAATTTTTGGTTCTGGTGGTTCTGCTGACGTTTATGGCAATTTAGGATCAACAATTACTTTGACTACATCTTGGGTTAGATACACAGTTACAGGCACAATACCTAGTGTGTCTGGCAAAACAATCGGCGCAAATTCATTTTTAGAAGTTTATATTGGTGGAACAACAAACTCAGTACAAACTATTGACATTTGGGGCGTTCAATTAGAAGCAGGAAGTTCTGCAACACCTTTCCAAACCGCTACAGGCACTCTTCAAGGAGAACTAGCTGCTTGCCAGCGTTATTTACCAGCTTTTACTGGACCAACCTCCGCATTTAATGGGTACGCATATCAAACTAATGGTTCGTTATACAACATACCTTTCCCAGTAACTGCAAGAGTAGCTCCAACTGGCATTACAGTTTCAGGCACTACTAACGCTTATGCGCTTAATACAGCAACAAGCGTTACACCAGCATTTAGCGTTTCAAGCATAAATAACTGTCAAATTACTGCAAGCCATACAATTATTGCAGGACAAGGTGCTCAATTAGTTGTGGGCGGATTACTACTATTTACGGGGTGTGAATTTTAATGCAAACATATAAGAACCTTGACGGCGAAGATTGTGTAATTATTGAGAACGAAGACGGCTCTACATGGTCTGGTCTTAAATCTGCCTACGACGCAGAACAGGCAAAGGCAACTTCTAAGAAGTGACCCCACACCTTTGCAAAGCGGGGCAACAGCTAAGGCTTCAAGTCGATGATAGTTTCGCAGATAGAGATAGAACCTCGGACGGCTGGATTGGCGACACTCGTCATCAAGCACGTCCTTCTGACCACAATCCTGATGCAGCAGGTATCGTCCGAGCGATTGATATTGACAGGGATTTATCTGGAAAGGCAAAGCCCGACCTCATGCCTGACCTTGCGGATCAGATACGACTCTGCGCTAGAGCTGGCGATAAGAGAATCGCTTATGTCATCTTCGACGGAAAGATATGCTCGAGTCAGAAATCTTGGGCTTGGCGTCCTTATGATGGGGTTAATAAGCACAATCACCATTGCCATGTCTCGTTTACTAAAGCGGGCGATAACGATAATTCATTCTTCAATATCCCAATGATAGGTGGAAAAGCATGAACATGAAAAACCCGTATGTAATGTCAGTTGGAGCGTTTTTAGCAGTATGGGGTACTACCTCAAACTTCTCACTAGATTATCGCTCAATCCTTGGCTCACTCGTTGCAGGTGTATTCGGATACGCCACGCCTAAGAAATGAGCGCGCAGGACTACGCGGCACTATCCGTCGCTATTATCTCAATTCTTGGCGGCGCTGCAGCTTATGTCCAGTTCATGATTAAGCACTACCTAAGTGAACTTAAGCCCAATAGCGGTTCAAGCCTCAAGGATCAAGTCTCTAGATTAGAGGCGCGTGTCGATACCATCATCGAGCTGTTAGGTAAGTAACACTTATCCTATGGCAAGGAAACGACCAACCATAGACTTAGATACATACTCGGCTCTCGACGCCTATGCTATAGCGTTAAACGAGTATTACAAAGCTTTGCGCAAGGCTGGCTTTACTGAGACTCATGCGTTCTGGTTACTATCAGATCGCGATTCGTTCCCTGACTGGATTATCCCTAACCTGCCTAACCGCATAGATAACCTACCCTACGAGGACGACGACGAGGACTGATGAAGAAAATCGTAATCCTGAGCGACTTGCAAGTGCCTTTCGAGGACGTACACGTTACTCAGAACATAGCACGATTC